TTAATCTGTCTGTGACTCTTCTTTCGGTTCTAAACGCTTAATCAGTTTCTCTCGTGCCAAATCAGCTAAAGCAAGCAAACGGGGGTCTTGAACATATTCATCCATTGTGACGACTACCCGGCCATTTGCGTTAATATCCCCTGTAGGATCTGTTACATTAAAGCGAAGACGTACTTCGTCAACCTCTTCCTCAAAGTTATAGGTGAAATCAACACCTGATACACGCACATCTAATTTTTCTACCTGTCCCATTATTCATCATCTCCTTGTTTGTTTTGGTTCAGTTTTGCTTCCTCAAAAGCCTCAGCAATCATAAAGTGTGTTTCCGCCTCTTCATTAGATAGCTTTTTATCAAGATTCATAACAACATGTTCCAACGTTTCCAATGCTTGGTTCAAATTGGAATCAGCCATAACAAACTGTTCATTTAAAAGCTTTTCTTGCTGCGTTCGAAATTCAATTGCCGCGTTCTGGTCTTTTAATTGAAAACCACCAGCTTCCGTTCGAACTAACTCCCCATTTGTATCTACTTCTGCATGTGCTTTTAACAACTCAATTTCTTCAGACACCATTTCTTCATGTTGTTTTTTAAACTGATTCACAACACGCATCCTATGGATATTCTCAACACCCGTAAGCTCTATATCTAGTAGAAACTTCGCTACTTTATCCAATTCTTTCTTCATAAACTTAATCACAGCAACCGCTCCTTTAATTCATGTAATTCTCGTTTTAACAATTGATTTTCAATCTCTAAAAAAGACACTCGATCTACGGTGTCTTCTACTTTTTTATCGAGTTCTTGGATGGCATGTACTGAGTAGTAAACAATCCGATCATTCTCAACACCCATGCCATCCTTAGTGACAACATTAGGACTGTCTTCCGCAATAATACCAACTCTTCTTTTAGGAAAAGCCTCTGCTTCTAGATCTGACTTTAACAAGAAGGTCATTATATCTAGTTGTTTAACATGATCAAGTCCACTTTCATTGAACTTCTGAATATCATCTTTATACGTTCTAGAAGAACCTTGGTGAAAGTTAGAGGCACGAATTGGGCGATACCCGATATTGTTATTGTTGTACATTGAATTATTTGTAACACGAACTTCATTTGTTGAACAACCCAAATACAGGTCACGATTCCCACCTGTACCTAAATTCACACGAATAGAGTTGGCAATTACATCTTGTACTTGAATGGGGCGATAATTTACATTTCCGCCGTTATAACCTCTTCGATCAGTTACTCGAAGAGAGCCATCAACTTTCATATAGGCATTAGAGCTGGACTCCCTTGCTTCAAAATCACCAATAAAAGAATCCGCTTCAAAGACGCCTGAATTATAATCACCGTTACCATTCGTTGCCCATATTGTCGGTCTACCTGATTGAGTTTTCTTAAAGCGTAGTCCGGATGCATATGGCGTATTCGTCTGTGGGGAGCCATATGCAATCCAACCATCTGTATCGCTAGCGCTAGAGTTATTTTTCACATTAAAAACAAAATGATTATTTCCTGAACGGTTGCCATCTCTCGGTCGCAGAACAATCGTACCTCGATTTGCTATAACTTTCACATCACGATCTGCGTCAAGTATGACATCTCTTGTATTCGTTTTTAATGCAATATTTCCTCGATTACTAAATGCGGTAAGACCGCGGACATTATCAGCTCCCCACTCTCCTCCGTTATACATATGAGAAAAGAATTCTATTACACCAGATCCATGGTATTCCGTATTCGAATCTTCATCGTTAAACCCTTCAAGATAAGTTGAGATGCCAAAATCGGAATAATACAATCTCCTCTGCCTAGTTTCATTATGAGCCATAAAATAACCATCTTTTAATTGAAGGTTTACCCAAGATGAATTTGTATTTCCAAACCATGTTCTCGTGTAACGACCACGGGCCTGAAGTTCTCCACCTTCTATAGAAGTTCTTCTGTTTCCTTGATCAGAAATAATAGTGCTTCCTTGAATATTGGCACTACGAATACTTATTGAAGTAACCGTACCTGCGCTAATCTTATCCGCTGACAAACTAGCGATCTTAGCACTAGTAATTGTTCCATCTTGAATGTGTGCGTTTTGGATAATTGCATTTTGCAAATTCGCCCTTGTAATAGACGCATTAGCAAGTGCACCATTAGCGGCAGTAATACTATTTGCTGACATATGGTTGGCAGTAATAGAACCATTTACAAGTAACTGAGTATTGGTCATTCTTCGGACAACAATGTTGTCAGCATACATAATATTATCGGTTGATTCATTTCGGTTATTTGTGACCCAAATTCGTATATAAGCAGTTCCTGCTGGAACCGTGTATGTTCCTGAAAGTTTTCTCCATTGTGTTGTACCGCCAGTAGCCTGAGCGACTTGAGTCCAGCCTAAATGATTTTTTCCTGCATCATACCTGCGAAACCCAATTCCAGCATGTCTTCTTCCAGCTGAACTACTGTGAAAGCGTGATTCGAACTCAACGTAAAGACTATCTCCTGCCACCACTTTGATAAGGCGCTCTTGTTGGATATCAATGTTTCCAGTGCTGCCAGTCCTAGCGCCCATCGTTTGCGTTGAGCCATTATCAATACTCCAACTTCTCATGTCATAGACTGTTGCACCACCGCCGATCCAACCTGCTGGTGTTGAACCAATGACATCATCTTCAAAGTCACCATTATCTACTAAGTTAGTAAAATCACCAACTTGTAGCAAACGTGTGTCAATCTTAACCCTCTCAGGTGATAAATTAATGGCGGAAATGATGCCGTCTCTTTTAACCCGTAGATCAATTTGATCAGACATTACAGTTATACGACCCTCTGATGTGGACATGCGACCAGTTAGACTATCAACTTCTTCTTGCTTTGCCAATAGAGCAATAGCCCGTGATGTTTGTTCTATCGCCGTTTCAGCTTTAGATATTCTCCCTAGTGAAGTATCACCGGAAGACCCTATATATTGCTCCAGACCTGTCGGTGGTGCGCTTACCCAACCCTCACGGCTAAGAAGACTAAACTCATTCGATCTATTCTGCTTGAAAATATCAGTTGCTGTCATAGAGTATTGATTGTGTGTTTGTCGAATTCTTAAATAGACATCTACCACAGTTAAATTAGAGGCATTTGTTACTAATACACCTCTAAAGTCGTCTTCTCTCAACCTTGCCCCTTTTAAATCGAGTATAGATATGTCAAAGAATGGTTTATCACCCATTGCGTTTTGTTGCTTTAAGCGCAAATAGATTCTTGCGTGATCACCAGTCTGCCCCCCATGGTTACCCCCAGTAAATGTGACAATGCCATATGTCTGGTGATAGCGAGAGTTGATAGAAAGTCTAGCAATTCTAGTCCAACTCCCTGAATACGAGTCGGAACTATTTGTGGTGGGTACACCTTCCTGACCCACTTTACCTGTTAAATTGTTCGTTATTTCGGTGATCTGTGTTGCGAATTGACCATCTGTTATTTCTAACGCACCCACTCTGGAAGTAACGGAACCTAAGCCACTTTCAGTTGATGTAACTCGACCAGTGATGCCCTTTAATGTTGCATCTAAGGAGGTTTGACGTTGATTATAAGTAGAAGTGTCTACTTTATTATCTAGGTCTTTTCTAATTTCTTCTACAGACGTCGAAAACCCGTTTAAATCCTGTCTAAATTCACTCACTGTATTTGTCAATGTTCCAAGACCATTACTCGTTGATTCCACTTTTCCGGTAATTTCGTCCAGCTTAACATTAAGGGATGTTTGGCGTTGGTCGTAGATAGATGTGTCTACTTTACTATCTAAACCTTTGCTAACTTGCCCGATAGATGTAGAAAATCCTTCTAAGTCTTGTTTGAACTGTCCCACTGTATGTGTGAGTGTTCCTAGATCATTTGTTGTTTCTTCTACTTTTCCTGTGATTCCTTCTAGTGTAGAGTCAAGGGAGGTTTGTCTCTCAGCGTATGATTCCGCATCAATTAGATCTTCAAAAGCTGGTGACCACGCAGCTGTTCGCTTGCCTTCTGTTACCATCAATTCTGTTATTTCAACAGTACCTGATGCAATAAAATCTGCTCTTAGTTGAAGGCGTATCGTTGTTGTATTCGGGTTTACTTGTCTTGTCTGAGTAACCTCAATCTCTCTATTTTCATTTAAGTTTGTAATAGACTGGATTGTATGCCAAGCGTTTGGATTGTTTTCAAACCACTGTAATGTGAGCCTTGACGAACCCTCACTACTGCTCTTTATATCTTTAAGTTTTATTTTGCAAGAGATCGTCACTTCTTTTCTGAGAACACGATCGGATACATTATAAACTCTTACAATTTGGTTGTTGACATTTGTCCAATTAGATTGTACGAACGGCTTATATGTGCCAATAGCAAGGTTTGTGGTGGGACGTTTTTCACTTTGCAACTGGCGAATCGATGTAGTGAACCCTTCAGCATTTAAGCTTAACTCTGAGCTAATATCTCGTAAATCTGTTACTTCACCAGTCAATTGGTCCACTTGTCCGCTCGTTTCACCTACAAGGAAATCGATTCCCTCAAGAGACGCATTTATCGTTGTCATTTTTTGATTGTACGTTGTGTAGTCAACTTTATCTGTCAGTAATTCGTCGACCTCACCTTTTGACAGAGTGGCAGATAGGCGTCCATCCACTTTCTCAAACTCCGTTGTAACATGCTTCTCAATTGAGGTTAGTTCTTCACCCAATTGACCGATTTCTTCTTTCAGCTGCGTTTCCTTTTCCTCTAGGGCATCTTCACCATCTTTAATCGCTTGATGAATGCGACGAACTTCTTGATCAAATTGAGCACGGTCCATTCGTTTCTCAAGCTCTTCAGTAAGAATGGAATAAACGTCTGCAATTTCCTGATCGCTGTAGTCCTTTGCCCTTTGCTGAATAAGTTCTAATGCATCATTCGCAATCTGCTCAAACTGTATTCCATCCGTTCCAATGATGTCAGCTTCTTTATTTAACTCCCGTAATTTCATAGCCAATTCAGGACCAAAAAGAATATCATCCGTTACAACTCGAGCCGTTGAAGCTTCTACTTCTGCTGAATAATTTGAAGCGCGCCCATGGTAATTGACTGCACGGACTCGAAAGTAATACGTTTTATTTGTTTCTCCGATAAAATTAAACCCATTTAACGAACCTCGATAAACAAGCGTCTCTGGCGAAGGAAGAAAACCTTTTACTTCACTAGCAAATAATTCATAGGCTTGCACATAAAAAGCCTCGATGTTAAAAGCCCAGAATATCTGCACTGTCTGAAATCCACCTGTTGCCTCTACGTTTGCAGGGACATCTGGTAGTATATCGGGAAAACGATCGGGTGAGATCGGTTTGTTTCCTTGATTCCACTTTCCTCGGTTATCATTAATCTCGCGAATGACTTGGTCTAACCGATCGTCATAGCTATGAGCAGACAAAAATTGACCCATTTCAACTGTTGCAGATCGATTAACATCCATTAAATCATACTCAATTGCAATCACACGTGCCTGAATTTCAATTGGTCGAGTAAACATCCGATCAAAAGCTAGCGCCGTGTCGCCAAGACTTACTTTTTCATGTTCATAGCCACTCAGTTGTTCAAGTAATTGAACGGTGAGCTGATAATGAACTTCCGGCTGCTTTACACGTTGTAAATGTTCCCATGTCGCATGCAAAAGTGTTTCAGGATCTTCAATATCGCTATTTGTATAAACACCTTCACGATGTAACAGCTTTCCATCGTAAGGACGACCGTATCTAGTTAAGGCGTGTTCATCACCAATCCACTCTTGTCCTTTTGGCTTATTTGCCGGATCTCCATCTTTTATTTGCCATGTTACTTCGGAAAAGTCAGTTGTCTGATCATCTGATGATGCACCCTGTCCATAAAGAGCCGTTACAGGATAAGAAAGAACCGTTCGCTGAATTTCTTGAATATCGTGGTCAACTTCAAAACGCTTTCCTATATACTGCCCACGACGAGAAAGGATTTTGATTGTTCTCGATGTAATTTGATTACCAGAAAAAGTGATCGTATCTTTAAACTCTCCACCCCACAACCTTAAAATAGACCAGATGGCATCAACCGATGACTCAAAAGAAAGTGGGATAGATTGAACCCCTAAATCAATGTCGACTTGACCTCTCCACCGTGTACCACTCAGCACGTAATCAAGCACAACTGACGCATTAGCATTTTTAAAAGAGCGCTCTTTCACTAAGTGCTCCTTTAACTCCATAAATGCAGGTTCACATAAGGCATAGGTTTGGCGCTCAGTCCCACTAAAATGATCATCTACTTCTTTAATCACATATAGCCTAAGTTCTCCCTCTTTATCTCGAAAAACCACTTGGTTTTCTTCCTTAACAAACTGTGCCGAACTGCTCGCCGAATCCACAGTTAAACGTAATGGCTGATCAGGCAGTTGATTTAATTCCTCTCGAAAAAGAGCGGAAATTAAGCCATTATCCTCGCCAATGGTAGTAAGCAAAGAATCGTTTTGGTCTAATACATACATTTCCTTCATGTTTCACACCTCCTTTTTATTAAAAATAGATATTTTGATACCTAATGGTAGACGGGGCCGAAACAGAAAGGATATTTACACCTGGCCTTAACGGAAACCATCTACTTTCAAATGAAAGTAACGACATACGTGCGTCACGATTTAAATAAATGGCACGTTTACCTGCATCAATTTCAATGACATCATTTTCTAAAAATTGATGCTGTAAAATTAATTTTTCACCATGTTGGTTACGAATTTCAAACTGAGATGTTCTTGTTTCAATACGAGCATGTAATGTCCAAAACACCGGTACTTGCCCTACAACTTGAATATCTCTTTGCTCTTCCGTTATTGGAACAACAATCTCTCCTGCATATTGGTATGGCGTTGGACATAAAAATTGGATGATTCCTTTCGAGAAGTGCTCATACTCTTCAAGCTCTACAGATAAAAACCTAGCCAAATAAAATTGGCTAGGTGTATCGGAGAACACGAGTTTTTGTTCATCCTCACTATATAACCATGAAGACAATTCAAGCTTTAGCTCTTGCATGGTTTTATCACGATGATAGATGACAACAGGCACGTCTAGAATAATGGAGTCCATTTTCATACCAGTTACCCGCTCACCTGCTTCTACTCGCTCTGTCGTTGTATAAGAAATAGACGGTAGAACAGGTCGCTGCAGATGACTTAATACCGTAATATACTTTTTTCTGATCCCATTAAACGTAAATTGCATAGTAACGATTCACCTCCATCTTATGTGTAAAACCTATTTTTCCGCATTGATTTTCTCTCTTGAGCATTTGTAATATGTGGTTCAACGAGGGAACCAACAACAGTAGAATCCATTTGAACCGTCAGCTGCTTCTGTTCTCGTAACGTATCAACTACTTCTGTTAACAAGTTCTCGACCGAACGACCGTTGTTCTTTTTCTCAAAGAAACGCACCTGATTTGAATAAGAATGACTCATGTTTGGATGAACGGGTTCTAGCGGTGCCATGTGTGGAGGATCAATTTCAGAAGGTACAAGAGACGTCATTGCATTCATCGCACGATTCACTGACCCTAGATCACCTTCAATTCCAACCGCCAAACCTTGGGGAAGAAAACGACCAATCTCGTCTCTGAACAATTTTGATGGAGAATTAATTCCAAAAAATGATTTTAAACTTCCAACCACACTGTCCATAAACCCACTAATCTTTCCAATAATCCAATCTTTTACGTTATTCATCCCTCTCCAAAGTCCACGAATTAAATCAGATCCCACCGTTACAACACGTCTAACTGCTGTTGAAATACTACCAGCAAGTCGCGATACGAGTTGAGTTCCAAGCTGCATAATACGAGGGAACCCATTTACGATTGCTTGAAACACACTTGAAAGAATGGTTCCAATTGCACTAAGAACCATCGGCATGGCTGTTGTTAATCCGCCAATTAAAGATCCGATAAGAGAAATTCCGCTTTGTAAAATTAAAGGGAAGTTCGATGCGAGTGTACTAATAATAGATGTAATAATTTGAACGACAGATTGTAAGAGAGCCGGTACATGATCCATAATCCCTTTGATAAGACTTTCCAGTAACGTGATTCCAGCATTAATTATCAGTGGAAGCTGGTGAGTTAAGCTCTCAATAATTAAAGCAATAACATCTAATGCCGTTTCAATGATCATTGGCAAAATAGTGACAATCCCTTTGATTAAGCTCTCAAGTAACTGAATACCCATCTGAATAATAAGAGGTAGCTGCTGGGTAAGAGTTGTCAAAACCATTGTAATGATTTCTACAGCAGTTGCTACTAGCATTGGCAAAATGGAGATCACGCCATCAATGAGACTCATTAACATCTCAATCCCCATCGTTAAAAGTAATGGGAGTTGTTCAGCTAATGTTGTAATAAGAGTCTGAACAAGATTCAAGGCGGTATCAATGATCGTTGGAATCATTGTCATAATACCATCCACTAAACTCATCAATAGGTTTATGCCCATTTCAATCAGCAGTGGAAGTTGCTGTGTAATTGTCTCTATAAGAAGAGCGATCACGCCTAAAGCTACTTCTATGATCATTGGTAACAAAGATACAATACCGTCTATTAAGTTGGTTAGTAATTGAATACCTAATTCCAATATAAGAGGAAGCTGTTCAACGATTGTTGTGACAAACAGCGTCACAATTCCAATGACTGTTTCAAGAAGCATTGGTAAAAAGCTCATAATACCCTCAATTAAACTCATTAATAATTGAATGCCCAGTTCAATAATCATTGGTAACTGTTCAACGATAACCGTAATAAGTGTTTGCACCAAAAGCAGAACTGTTTCTATTAACATAGGAACGACGGTAATAATTCCTGTTATTAAGCTTGTTAAAATTTCAATTCCCGCTTGCAATAGTAAAGGAAGTTGTTCAACAAGAAGACTTACAAATGAAGTAACAATCTCAATCACTGTGTTCGCAATCATTGGCAAAAGTAGCATAATCCCTTCAACTAACGTACTCAACAGCTGCATTCCCATACCTAAAAGAATCGGGAGCTGTTCCATTAGAGTTGAAACTAGCATAGTAATGAGATTGACTGCCGTTTCTAATAAAGCGGGAACAAAAGAAACAATTCCTTCAATTAATTTCATCAATACCTGTATACCTAATTCAATTAATAATGGCAGTTGTGTTGTAATGGCTTCTACTAATTGAGTTACAACTTGTATCACCACTTCAACTAGTGTACCAATCATTGAAACCATTCCGTCTAGTAAACTTGTTAAGATTCCAATTCCTAATTCCAACATAAGTGGTAGATTCCTTGAAGCATTACTAATCAATAATGAAATGATTTGTACGCCTGCCTCCATCAACATTGGTAAGGCGGATGTAATGCCTTCAACGATATTGCTAACTACCTGTATAGCTGTTTCGGCCAAAGCAGGCAACATCGTTGTTAAACCTTCAACGAGTCTTTGCAAAAGCGCTGCTCCAGACTGCACTAGTTCTGGCAACCTTGCAACGATTCCAGTCATAAATCCATCAAAAATAGATGAGGCTACTGAAAAAACCTCGCTTCCGATGGACGAAATTTTTTCCCATACTGCTTGTAAACTTGAACCTAATGACCCATTTGCATTTTGTAAATACAAAAAACCAACTGCTAATGCTGCTATTAACCCAACAACAATACCGATTGGTGATATAAGGAACCCAAATACTGCAGCTAATGGTTTTATTTTCATTAGAGTGGCTGTTACATTTATTGCTGCTGCTTTTAGTGCAGTGAAACTGACAACCAATTGATTGATTAAAGTAATTGTTGTTGTAGTCGACTGCAGTACACTTGTCACCATTCGAGAAGCTTCTGCCGTCACTTCTGAAAAAGAAGCAGATAGTTTGTCCGAAAATGGAATGGATAACTTGCTAGCCTGGTCTAGGGCGTACGCAACGCTTGATACCTTCTGTTCAATATCATCAAGTGGACTTGAATCACCCCAGATGCCACCACCTAATTGATTAGCAGCTGTAAAAAGTTCTCCTACACTACTTGTCACTTCTCCACCACTCTTTTGGAGCGTTGCAGACGTTTGCTGGAATCCTTTTCCAATGTCTGAAATGGATTCAGTAAAAGACGTAATGGACCCATCAATGGATGTAATCTTATTAGTAAAATCAACAATTTCCGAATTCATAGACTGTATCACTTTATTTAACTCATTCAACTCTTTCCCTCCTTTCTCTAAATGTAAATTGTTGTAGCCAATGTTTAGCTTTCTCTGCTTTTTTGACTGATTCCTGAATAGAATGCTCCTCTTTCTTAGCTGAACTTGGGCGTTTATATAAATCAGCTACTTTAGGACGCTTGCTACGACTAGCTTGTTCATGCATTAACGCAATTTGTGCTTCTCGCTCCATTGCATCATGTATCGATTCTAATTCAGCATCCATTAACAAGACGAACTCTCTCGGAGTCAAAGCGTAAAAGATAGAGGGCTCTAACCGTAAATAACGCCAACAAGTAACGAGTTGGCGTTCTACATAAGTCAGTCCATTTAATTGTGTTAAGCTCTTAACATCTCCAATGCTTTCGCCGCTTCCGGATTGTCCGCTACTAGTTTCTTCGCTTGATTGCGAAAGAAAAAACTTTCCGTCACAACCTTATTACTAATTTTATAAATGTCATCAGAATCAAGCTGCTCATTCATCATCGCTTGTTCAATTTCAGCTTCAATATCTTTTAATGAGAAATCCTTGCCATGATGAAATAAGCCAGCGTGTACAATTTGTGGAAATGCCTCTAAATCACCCATCATCGCTTTTCCAATGATTCCCATTGGTCCGCCCTGAATCACACGGTTTAAATATTTCACACTTTCCATCGTTAACTTTAATTCATATTCTTTTCCTTGAAGTACAATTGTTGACATGATGCCATCGCCCCTTTTTTGAATTAATGAAGGTATCTATAAAAGATACCTTCAGCCGCTCGTTAGTACCTAAATACTATTCTTGATCTTCTTCAGCTGGTGCTTCTGTTTCCACCATATCTTCGTTTTTTAACTTCCCGTTCAGCTTAGCGCTTAATGTATATGTTGCGTGCTCTCCATTGCTGTAACTTTGCTCCCAAGATGTAATCATATATAGACCCGATTTTGCTGTTTTCTTTCGGCTATTCACACGATAAATTTCGATAAATTCCTTGTTATCAAGCTTTTCGTCCATATAGTCAATAAACGGGTCGCCTTCTGTTACAACACCTTCAAGCGACACTTCTACTGATTCTTTCCCATAATCACTGCCTGTTTTATCTTTTGTATCTAGTTCAATTTCATCAAACGAACGATTAAAAGAGCCGCCTGTTTGGTTAAAAGGACGTAATAATCCTTGACTATCCTTCACTGCAAAAATAAATTCTTCCCCTTTGTATTCCTTCGCGAAAAATTGTAAGTTAAATGGTAAACGTTGTTCTGTCATTGTTATCTCCCCTTTTTGTAATGTTTGTGTTTGTACGTTATTTCGATTCACTTGTATGCCTCCTCTCTTATTCTTTAAGGAATTTTCCTCTTCCTCACTTATAAGGCATGAACCTAAGTAAAAAACACGATCATACGTTCTTATTTTAACGAAAAAATTTTTAGCTTACATAAAACACTTGTTTTCCTTTTGTATGGCTATTGTCTTCACATACATAGGAGACCGATCGGCTGCCTGTAATAGGCGAACGCCTAAATTCAATCTGATGATATACTTTCTCCCGCTTATTTCTACGGGCGTGTTGATGATCCGTTAAGATCGGAAAACACTCTTGAGCCATTTTATGACTATTACGATTACTCAGCTCTTCATGTAAACAAAGAGAAGCCAGTTTCTCTAGCATATAACTAGGAGGCACTTTCTCATGTTGGACGTAATAAGCTTCAATCAACTTCTCAATCTCTTTAAACCGTCCCGGTCTAGACATCACCCCTGTCTTTGCGTGGATCTTTAAATCTTTCATACGATCTAGAAGGTGTTGTTCTGTCATTTTAAATGCCTCCTCTATACCCTAAATCATGATGAGTCCAGTAGTAAAAAATATCTGCAATTCTTTCTGTTGAACGTTTTAGTAACTCTCTGACGTTTTGTTGAGCGATCCCCATTTTCTCTGCCGTCTCGACTTGGGTGTAATCACACATATAAACATAGTATAGCGCGTCACGCTGACGCTTTGTTAAATCGGCTTGTTCTATAGCATCTTGTAGATCAATAAAGATGTCACAAGCTGCAAAATCATCGTGTAGTACCCTTGATTGAAGAGAATGGATATCTCTTAATAAATGTTGTACTTGTTTTGCAGATGACAGCATTCCATATTGTTCTTCTAATCGAATCGTAACCGCTTCTCGACTTATCTTTTTCATGTTTGTCTCTCCCTTTACCTATTGAAAAACTAGATAAAATGTCGGTATAGCTGTAACGATCCATAAAATATAGAATGCTATTTTGTTTTCAATTTTATTTACCAATGCACCTAATGTGATAAAAAAGAATAACGTAATTTGACAAATTAAAGCGAGTAAAAAAAACATATTGATCCCTCCATTACATCATTGTTCTTACAAAAAACCTTTGAACAACACTATAAAGAGAAGCCAATTAAAAAAAATCAAAAACCACCGCACATTTGTATGTGCAGTGGCTCATTAAATTAGAAATGTTTATCATTATATGTGTCTACCTCTGCTGGCGTAAGCAAACGTGTTGCTTTTCCAATCGTTCCTCCCCATAGTTCCCAGACAAAATTATGGTCTTCAACAGCTTGACTAAAATCCCCTTCGTGCCACCTTAATAAAATTTGCTCATAGCGGCTACCATGGGTAAACTCATCTGCTCTTACAGTAGCAATGTCAAGCAACCATTCAATTCGCTCTTCTGTCAGCTGGATTTTTCCCCACTTTTGCTCTGCTTCTACAAGTCCGTGGGACATGTAATGAATCGCCTCTTGCATCGCTCGCTCTGATAAATCTTTAGGAAATAAATCATGTAAATCTTCATCAATAGAAGCAGTAAGCACGAGTTCTTCTGTTTGAACGCCACTTTCACCTGAATGGTTATTCAAGTCGTTCCCAGTATCGCTGCCCTGTTGCTCCTCTGATGAGGCCATACGCTCAAGAGCATTTTGACCAAAATAAAATCCTCCAAAACCAATAAGTCCTATTACACCTACTATAGAAAGGAAAATGATAAATTTCTTCACCCAAAACAACCCCTTAAACAAGTCACCATTCTTTCTGACTACGTAATTATCCCTATCACATGCAGTCTATCATAGTTTTGTCTCATTGTAAGCAGATTGTTAATAATTTTTTGTAATCTTAAAATTTATGCTGCTTGTCATAGGAAGAACGTAAATTAGGTATACTCTATCTCTTGAAAAGCACGTCATAAAAGTGACATTCGTTCGGATGTATTTTTCTAAACGCACGATTCGTCGCGTACGATTTTTCAAGGGTAGTCGTGTGTATGACACAAAAAAATCAGCACCTAGACTATGCTAGAAATGCTGATTTACAGGTGTTTCAACCTACGTTTCACGATACCGGTGGTCGGGGTCGAACCGACACTCCAAAGGAACACGATTTTGAGTCGTGCGCGTCTGCCAATTCCGCCACACCGGCATAACAACTTATCGACAAGTAATAATATACCATCGTCAAAATGATTCGTCAACGTTTTTTTCTATTTTTAATAGTGATATTGCATTCAATTCCCTAAAAAGATGTAAATGTTTAAGTACACTTCACAAGGGTACTAATAAATACCAATTCATTCAACATTTCACATAGGAGGATAAGATGATAAATAAATTCACTATGTCATTTTTTATTTTACTACCTTTTATATGTTTAGCAGCTTGCAGTAATAATGTTCAAGATGATCTGGACTCTTATGTTAATTCTGATGAGTTGCAGCAGCTTTCTCAAAAAGAGTTAGAAATTATGTCTGAATTTGAAAAGCTTACGATTGGTGAAATCGAACCGGATGACGCCGCTGACTTTTTAGCTGAACATGTCATTTATCCGTATAGTGAATTTGTTTCTGATTTAGAAACGATTCGTCCAGCTACATCTGAAGTAAGTGACTTGCACGACCTTTATATCGCAGCAGCATCAATTCGATTGGAAGGCTATCATCTTTCAGAAGAGTTTATTGAAAGCCTCGGCTCTGTTACTATGACAATAGCAAATGACACGTTAAGGGAAGCGAGCTCCCTTATGCACCATTATAGAGAAGAATTAGCACTATTAGCGGAAGAACATGATGTCGTTGTTAAGTAATCAAGTATAAGAAAGAAGAAACTATTGAGCTTCTTCTTTCTTCATCCATTATTTTATGAAACAAAGCGCAATACCATAACCACAGTCAGCGTTATAAGCCTTTGTTAGCTTCATGACTTTTACATTCCCTTTTTCACTAGGTTGTCCTATTCCATTAAAGGCCATTAAATAATCACCTATTTGTACATCTTCATTTACGCGTACATATACTTGGCCCATCATGCCTACAATATTCCATTCGTCTCGTTCTTTGCGGTCCACATAAGGTTCATTGTAATCAAACAGAGGGTTCTCTAATGGTAATAGAACACTCTCTTCCCGATAGCTTGGCAATGTGTTCCCTTCTTCGTCTACATCGTATGTGCGAACACGCTGTGGTTCAAGTATTAAACCACCAAATTCGTTTGTTAAATAACGGTTCTTCCAGTGGAATGATGCTTCACCTAATACAACACCCGCCGTTTCCGTAATAACACCAATAATAATGTCATCCTTATTTGCTAGTTGTACTTTGTCCCCTTTTAATGTCACTAACATGCCTGTTTCAATTGGTTCTCCATCTACACTTTCAAAGTACTCAGCAAAATCTGTGAATGTACTTGAACCTGTAATTTGTCCAGAAGCTCTAATCGTTCCGTTCCTACTATTAAGCTCCCATTTGCGATTTGAACTGCTTGAATTCCCTGAAGCACCATATCCCCCTACTACTGAATAACTAGTGGGATTACTTGTTAGGTTACTCGCAAGCACCATTGAACCAAATCCTCCATTTGGCTGTCCTGCAATCGCCCCACTCGAACTTATTATGCTACTTCTAGGGCCACGTGCTCTAGAATTACCTGCACTTCCTACTACAACAGAGCCTTCGCCTTCTGCATGTGAATTAGATGAAGCGGCTACCATCGTTTTTGATTGAATGGCTGTAGGTGAAGCTGTACTTGCAAGTATAATCGATTGATCATGTCTTGGCTCTCCGGTGCTAGATGCCAACCTAGCGCCACCTGAAATAACTGTAATTGGATTAGTGTAACGAACGCCACCGCTGATTACAGCAGTTTCATACCCGCTTGCATTTACATGACTAATATTAATTGAATTTGTTGTTGATTCAACAGCATTCTTTCCACCATTTCTTGAGTGGATGGCATTAACACCATTAATCGTTACATGACTATGTCCGCTTCCTACGAAAATCCCATTGTTATCACCAGCGTCGTAAAGGTTGATATTGTTTAATGAAATATGGTTTCCTCGATTGCTTCCCCCATAAACAATGACACCATCACTTGCACGATGAAATCTGCTAATATTTACACCATTCAAAGCGACATTCCTAGCTTTATACTGAATCGCAACGACAGGACCATTTCGAAAATCATATGATTCATCACCAATTGCAGTAAAATTTGTAATGCTTACGTTCGTATATGCACTTATAACGAGTGCACGAGGGTCAATATTGTTTTGAAAGCCTTTTTTATTATTAGGATGCAACGCAACAAGGTTTGTAGCCGTTAAATGAAAAGCCGTCGTTGAATCTGGATCTTCACCCGTATGATGACCAATGTGTCGAAAATTATAGCTTCGAGCATCTTCTTTTGAAATATGGCCATTGATATGCACATTGCTAGCAGCGCTAGAATTATCATGTGCTTTTATTTCAATTCCACCATAGCAACCAGAAGTGTAATTATTGGTCAGCAGTATATGGCGGCTCCCATCGTCAATCTCTATTCCATTTTGATTTCCTCTTGTAGAAGGGTCGTACGCATAACAATTTGATAGAGTAATAAATTCACTATGGTGTGTTGTAAAGCCGTCATCAACCCAGTCAGTCGCTTTGCATGAATCAATCCATACGTATTGTGATGGCCCACTATCAACCGTCCCATCTCCACCATAATGGTAGTCTAATCCTGTCGAAGTAACATCAAATCCATGTAGGGTGCTATTATACGCGAAAACATTCGTAATCCAAGCGTATTTGACTCCGTGAAGCGTTAAACAACTAGAACGACTCCCTCCAGCAGGTTCTGCACCTCTTCGTCTATTTCCATCTAAGCTCAGATTTTTTACAACAATATACTCTCCACCATTATCTTTGTCTTTTACGGATACGGTCCATTCTTCGTTCGATGCCGTATCGGGTGTCTGTATAGTGGTGAGCTCCATACCTTGTCCTTCTAAAACGGTTCGATTTGGGAGCCGAACCGTTGCAAAATAGCGTTTAGGACCAAGAATCAATTTAACGTTTCCGTCCCCTAGCGCCTCTTCAAAATAGGGCGTTTGATCTTCCTCACTTGCACTCTCTGGTATGAAATCATCAATGTAAACGACCCGTGCATCTTCAATTTGCGCGATAGTATTGCTTAATTGATCAAAAGATTGCTCCATTTGCTTTTCCATTGCTTTCACCTCTTTTTTATGTAGCTACTAAACGGTAGCTCCTTATAGAGAGAGAAGCAGTATTGAAAAAAACAAAAAAACCAGCTTAAATTAAACTGGTTTTAAAAAAGCGCGCCCGAGAGGAGTCGAACCCCTAACCTTCTGATCCGTAGTCAGACGCTCTATCCAATTGAGCTACGGGCGCTTACTATGAGAAATGGTGCCGAGGGCCGGACTTGAACCGGCACGGTTGTCACCAACCGCAGGATTTTAAGTCCTGTGTGTCTGCCAATTCCACCACCCCGGCATGTATGTAAGGACCATCTCATAGTTATTAAGTTGTTGGAGGCGGTAACCGGATTTGAACCGATGATAAGGGTTTTGCAGACCCCTGCCTTACCACTTGGCTATACCGCCTTAGGATAAACAAAGAGCGGAAGACGAGATTCGAACTCGCGACCCCCACCTTGGCAAGGTGGTGTTCTACCACTGAACTACTTCCGCAAAAATGGCTGGGCTACCTGGGATCGAACCAGGGAATGACGGAATCAAAATCCGTTGCCTTACCGCTTGGCTATAGCCCAATAATGGGGCGACCGATGGGAATCGAACCCACGAATGCCGGAACCACAATCCGGTGCGTTAACCACTTCGCCACGATCGCCATAATCAATTTAATTAAATAATGGCAGGGGTAGTAGGAATCGAACCCACATCAAAGGTTTTGGAGACCTTCGTTTTACCATTAAACTATACCCCTAGGATGGTGGAGGGGGACGGATTCGAACCGCCGAACCCGGAGGGAGCGGATTTACAGTCCGCCGCGTTTAGCCACTTCGCTACCCCTCCACTTTGAAAAGACAATACTTATCTTACCTAATACCGCTAGTTCTGTCAACAACTTTTTTCAGTGGTGCCGGCCAGAGGACTTGAACCCCCAACCTACTGATTACAAGTCAGTTGCTCTACCAATTGAGCTAGACCGGCAAAAGTAAGTGGTGGCTCGGGACGGAATCGAACCGCCGACACACGGATTTTCAGTCCGTTGCTCTACCAACTGAGCTACCGAGCCTTATGTATGGCGGTCCGGACGGGACTCGAACCCGCGACCTCCTGCGTGACAGGCAGGCATTCTAACCAACTGAACTACCGGACCATATTTTTGGTTGCGGGGGGCGGATTTGAACCACCGACCTTCGGGTTATGAGCCCGACGAGCTACCAGACTGCTCCACCCCGCGTCGTTAAAAATAATGTTGACAACATCATATAGCAATGAAAATAAATGGTGGAGGATGACGGGATCGAACCGCCGACCCCCTGCTTGTAAGGCAGGTGCTCTCCCAGCTGAGCTAATCCTCCAATATAGTATGCATCTGTTTAAAAATGGTGACCCGTACGGGATTCGAACCCGTGTTACCGCCGTGAAAGGGCGGTGTCTTAACCGCTTGACCAACGGGCCATTACACTAATTTACGATTTTTTATGTATGAATATAATCTGGCGGAGAGCGAGGGATTCGAACCCTCGAGACGGTTTTACACCGCCTACACGATTTCCAATCGTGCTCCTTCGGCCAGCTCGGACAGCTCTCCAGCTATGGCTCCACAGGCAGGATTCGAACCTGCGACCGATCGGTTAACAGCCGAT